ATCGCCAGTAACACCTGTAGGGCCTGTAGGGCCTGTGGCACCAGTGGCACCAGTTGCGCCAGTATCGCCTGTCGCTCCAGTTGCACCTGTCGCTCCAGTTGCACCTGAATTGGAACCATCAATAGTTACACTTTTGGTAGCACTATCTACTGTTACAGTAATACCATTGGCACCTGTAACATTAAGTGTGCCGTTAAGATCAATGGCCGCTGTATTTGTACCATCATTGACGCTGATGGTTGCGTTTTGTAAATTTGTAAAATTACTATCACCTTCTGCAATGGTTAAAGGCGTACCTTTGCCAGCACGGGTAATAATTGTTGGTTTTGTTGTCATGTTTCGCTCCTAGGGTAGTATGACTGTTTTTATAGCATTAGGGCACAAGGCCCTAATTAGTTCGCTTTAAGCTAATGCGACTGACAAATTACCAGAAGTAATCTGGAATGTATCGCCGTTTAAGATTGATTTACTTGTTGTTACTGCTCCGAAGAACAATACATGTCCACCAGTTGCGGCATCCATAATTGCAATGTGAGTAATTGTACCCCAATCAGCTGTTGCTGTTGGGAATGTAATTGTTGCGTTTATTGCTGAACTTGTTGTACCACCACTTGTTGAAGCAGTAGCAAAAGTAGCTGATTGACGGCTATATCCACCAGCTGAAATCTCATCGGTTGTTGTACCGGCTTGTAAATTTGCCATGGCATTTCCACTTGTATTTGTGAATAATGCAACATAGCGTCCACTTGGTTGTGAATAATTTGTTGATGTTAGAACATGATTAAGTAAAGATGATTCTAAGTAATTGCTTGCGGCGCTCATATGTTTCTCCTTAAGGGTTATATGGATTTCGCGAATCTCAGTATTATTTATAGTAAACTTAAAAAATCATTAGAAAACCCTATAAATCCCGGAAAAAAGGTCAAAAAAGATTTTGGATTGTAAATACTCCATGGATAAAAATAAATTGAGAGAACTAATTGAACAAGTTGCCATTATCAAGGATGTTGGAACAGATGTCGGGCCGAGCGGAATACCATTAACAGGTGTTCGAAAGGCAAGACCTAAAAAAATAATCGAAACTGTTATAAATGAATTTGGTGAAGAAGAACAAATTGAAGTTGAAATGGTTACTTCTAATCCAACATTAGGTTACATTATTGATGAATTAAAAGACAATTATCGATTATGTGAATTAGGTTGTGGTGAAATGGTTAATAATCAACAGATTTATAAAAGATTGGTACATACACCTGAAAATCATTGGCGTACTCAATGTGTTAATTGTAAAAAAGTTATAGGGCCAGATGGTGAATTAATTTATGGTACTTTGAATGTACAAAGAGTCTTTTCTGCACACTTTTCTGCAAAACAAAATAAATAAGTGTGTTAGGGAGATAATGTAATACAAGGCTTTGCATTACATGTTCTGACACCATTAGACCTAATCCTAATGGAATTTCTCCGGGCTACAGCCATTGCCCGAATTCTCTGTTCTGGTATCTCCCTAACACCTTTTACCACTTCTTTTCTGGACAATGAAATATTGGAATGAATGTTTTAATTGTCATCAAACAACCACATACCCCGCACTTATCCGTTTGAGGATTAAATCTTTCGCATTTGGTACAAATTTCAAAGCGTTCTCTTGCCTGAGGATTTTGTACAAATCTAGTTATGAGATCGGCTAGTTGGTTCATCTTGATACTATTGAAAAAATAACACATCCTGGGCCAGCATTTGCAGTATCGGAAGAATTAGTTCCACCACTAACAGCATTGCCGGATCCACCATGCCCATAATAATTACTTGGTTGAATTGTGCCAGTAGCATAAGCATTTGATCCAGTAATTGAAAAATTCGAAGAATAAAAACTATTACTTGGATTTATAATTGTAATTTTACAATCATTAGTTGGTGTTGTACCATTCAAATAATTTCCAGGAATAATTACATAATCACCTGCAGAATAAAAATATGAACTTGCAAAAATTTGTAAATTTCCATATCCTGATCCTACTGTAAAAATTTCAATAATACCTAAATCAGCAATAGGAGTAAATCGAGCTCCATTACTATGGTATGAATAATAAGATCCGGATGCAAAAGTCCAAGCGGTTGGATTATTTTCTGTTAACAAATCTAAAGTTGGATTATTAACATTGGTACCAGCATTATAATTACCACCACCTGCACCGCCAGATCCAAATATATTATGTGATAATAAATTACTAGTAATACCAGGGCCTGGAACCCAAAATTCGAGATTTCCAGTATATGCTCCAGATCCACTAGGAACAGTTATACCTGCATTAGATCCATTGGCTCCTGCACCAGCCGCACCTACTTGTCCTATTCCACTTGTTACATGATTTTTAGCATTATAAGCAGATTCTAAAAGTCTTTGATCACCTGAACTTGGAGCATAGGCATAGTTATAACTAAGAGGAGATAATCCTCCTGCTCCACTTGCACCTCCTTGCCATGATAATCCTTGGTTAGCTGTACCTCCAGAATTAGCAGAATTAGTAGATCCTCCAGGAGCACCGCCTTTGGCAATATATCCAAATGCAGTTGTATCTCCACCATAAGATCCTAAACTACCTCCAACACCAACTACAATAGAAGGGCTAGGAACTGTATAAGAACCATTACTAATACCAGGTAAGGCTAAATTATTGATATAACAATAACCTCCACCTCCACCTCCACCACCGGGAGTAGATGCATTTCCACCACCACCACCACCGACTAATTCCATTGAAATTAATCCATAATAAAAATCATCAAATGGTAAAATTAATGTATATGTACCTGGTGTTAAATATGTTCCAGTATTTGGTGTAATACCGGTTCCTTTACTTAAAGCTATTGTGTAAGTATTATTTGTTGTTAATGATTCACTAGTATCTGTAGATTTGACTTGATGATAAATGATAGTATCAGTTGTTCCACCAGGCATTCCATGATATAAAATAGTACTAAAAACACTATTAACTTGTGTTTTAGTTCCTGTATATGTGAATACTGAATTTGGATTTGAATAATTTATACTAAACATTCCACTATTGGTAGATGTTAATGTAATTGTAAATTGTGCACCAGTTGGATCTAGATCTGTAATAAAACATCCAGAAAATGCTTGACTAGTAGTTTGATTATTATAGGCTTGTCCACTTGATAAAATACCCCCAGCTACAAAAGTTGTTTCTATATTACCATTAAAATTAATAAGTTGAGTTTTAGAAATTTGAGTACTTCTTGGAGTAGTCAAAGCATAACTAATACCAAAGTTATTTGTAAAATTACCGCCTGGGGTCAAACTAATATTTTGTAAACTATTATTAATTTGAGCCCTAGTACCAGTTAATGTTAAAACTTTAGTCACTGAATTAAAACTACTAGATGCTTGACCAGTAGGAACACTTAAACTTATTACAGCTTGGACATCACTAGGAGTAATTGTAAGAGTATAACCTGTACTATCAACAAAAGCCGCATCTACAATTTGAATATAAGGATTAATTGTTTGTACAGTATCTTCAATATAAAACATTGGATTTGGTACTAATCCAAGAGTATAATTATTACCAGTTGTAAAATAAATTACATTTGATGCTGTAATTGCTGAATTTGTAAATTTGTATTCATCGATTACACATCCAGAATCAATGGTAACATAATAATTTGTATTGTCCCTTAAGTATTGAAATAAATTTACGACAACACTTCCATTTACAAATGTAATATTTGTAGTATCTGTAATAGCAAAAGAATGTACTAGACCGGAAGAATTGTACAATTTAATTGATCCAGTTGTTCCTCTATCAACCCATCTATTAAAATTAATAGTTATATTGGTACCGCCATAAGAACTAGTACCGGGCATTGGATTACTTGTATTAAATGTTGGTCCGGTTGATGGAGTTGTATAAGTTAAAGTAGTACCGGGCATTGGATTTCCGCTAATATCTACAAAAAATCCATAAGGTATTGATACACTATAGCTTGTACTAGGAGAATATGTAATTCCTAAATCAAATGCTGTAAGAGTAACAGTGGTGACTTTGGTTATACCAACAAAATCTGAACAAGTAAAAAAACTAGAAACTAAAAAAGTTGCAGGAGCAATACCTATATTCTTTTGAGGTTGGGTTACATTTAATGTACTTGTACATGTTAAATTGGCATTGAATAATCTAATTGACATCTATTAACCGTCCTGATTTGATAATGAAAGATTTGGAGAAGTTGGTGTTATGGAACTTACTACTGTACCACCTCCTGTTGTTATGTTAGCTGTTCCTGTTCCAAGTAAAACTTGTCTATCATAAGTTAATGTTGGAGTAATTGATCCGGTTGATCCAGCCGATGCTATTCCACCATTATCTGTAGTCCAAACAACTGTTGTAGAATCAGAAATTTGAGTATTTCCATTAATTCCGCAAGCATCTTTGACACAATTACTTGTCATTGTTAAATGATAAGTTGTTGCCGGAGCAAAATCACTAGTTGGGTTAATCCATAAAGTATTTCCCGATACCCAAACTAAATTACTTGTATGAGCATTAGAAAAAGTCTTTGATAAATCTATAACCTGTTGACCACTAATTGTAATTGTTCCTGTTGTTTGTAATGTGATAGGTTCATTATATACCAAACCGATGTTAGATTGAACATAGACTTTGGAATGTGGCGTTATTTCTTCAACATTAGGCAAAGTTTCTGTTATAAATTTAATTAAATTTAATGAATTACTATTACAATTATTTGAAGGAGTTACTAAAGGATCTCCTGTTACTGAATAAGGATTTGCATTACCAGTATGAAAATTCCAAACAGTTGGATCTGTAATACCTGGACTTAAACATCCATTTTGTGTAACAAATCCCGCTGTCATTAAAATATAATAATCAACACCGATTGTTCTTGTAGCAAATGGAATTGATACAACATTTTTATCAATAGTGACTGCACTAGCAGAAACAGTAGAAATTAATGTTCCATCACTTTGATACAAATAGGCATTACCTGTTCCTTTACTTAATGCTGAATAAGCTGGAGCAAATCTAATTGAATAACTTCCAGAAATAGGAGCATTATCTGGTAAGGTTGTATAATCTACTAAAGGATCTAAACTTGATCTATCAGGAGGATAATATTGGTTTATGGTAATAAAACAAGGATTACTGCCACCTGATCCTCCACTGCCACCTGATCCTCCACTGCCACCTGAACCATTCATACCACCTAATGCACTACTAGGTACCCAATTTTGTCCATTCCATTCTAGATAATCACCGCTGGCTGGAACTACTGTAGTTGTATCAACATCATTTAATGCATCAATACTGGCATTAAGACTAACAACACCTCCTGAACTAACATTAATGCCTGATCCGCTTGTAACTCCACCGGTAAATTGTTTGTTAAGATTACCTTGAATACTAGAAACAGTATCTGGGCTTAATACACCTGCACTTTCTAAACTACTTAAAATGCTTGAACCAAGACCTTGCCAGTTAATCTGACTAGCAACATAGGCCGCAATAATACCTAAACCTAATCCACTTAAAGCTGATAAACTACTTCCACTACCACCTGTGACTGGAGTATTGTATGGTAATACATCAGGAGCTTGTACATAGGTAAATGGTAGACCTGCACTTGCTGGACTAAATTTACTTGTACCTTGTTGGTTACCTGCACGAACTTTGAAATACCAAGTGGCTGTTTGTAATTCAACAGTCTTAAATGTTGTTGTTGAACCGGTAGTAAATGGTCCGCTATTGGCACTACGAGTAGAACCTTGGAACACATAATTTACACCATCGCTTGATGCCCAAAATTCCATATCAGTAACAACACCACTAGGTACCGTAGCTGTAATTGTAATACTTGGTTGGCTTGAAATTGTTGAACTTGCTACTGTAGGTGCAATTGGAGTTCCGATTGCCGCCAAATTAGGATTACTACTTGTTCCTAATAATGGAGTAAATTGATCAATGGTATCAACAGTATAAACATCTGGATTATAACTTAGACCAGTTACAGTTATAGTTAATTCACCCTTATCATCTTCATTTTTAACTAATTTAATAACACGAAATTGACGATTAGTAAATCCATAAGTTGCATTGGTTAATCCAAATACATCTCCAATTTGTAAATTATAACTGGAAAAATCTGTCTTAAATTCTACGGCTAGATCTTCTCTACTTTGACGAAGAATAATATTTCCTACAATAGCCGCTTGAACTTGATTATTAATAAAATCATGTTGAAGTTTAAGAACATTAACAGGTTCATTATAATCTAAATCAGCACTAGGTAAATCAATACGAATGTAATTGTTTTGATCTCTATAATATGCATAAGGGAATTGTACTTCAACACTATTGTAATAACTGTCTAATGCTGTACCTGTAGCATTAACTTGACCAATAATATTATGATCACTAAATGTAAATGATTGGCTAACAGCCTGTTGAATTAATACACTCCATTTGCCGCTGGCTACATCATAGGTAATATAACTACCAGCTGTAGCGGCCAATTTGTCCATGTTATCAAGAACTTTATTATTGGTATCAATTAATCCATTAACAGCATATCTTTGTTGTGCAGGGAAATTACCATAAGTTACTGATTGGGCACTATAGGTATTCAATGCAGTAATGCTTGAAGTATTAATTAAATTAGGATTAATACTTGCACCATAAAGATCATTAGTCATATAATCGTACAAACAATCTCCAGGCAAACTTATGGTGTTTACCACATGAAATTTTAAGTTAGGAATTGTACTAATACCTTTACTTTGATCATAATTTAATTTAACAATGGCAAAAACAATATTTTCCGCCATGTAAGTATTATTCCATCCAGGCATAATACTATAAGCCGCTGATGGTACAGTACCGGAAATAGGAGTTGTAGTACCGGGTTGTACTGGCAACATGGGGCTACTACTATTACCTTGGTACAAGTAGATACCTAAATCATTTTGTGCCCTATAATCTATAACCCCAGTATCATCTGTAGTATGGTCTACAGTAGTACCGTCACTAGCAAAGGTAATAAGTTTATTATCTAAATAAATTGCATCAATATATATTTGACTAGCGGCACCTGTTGAATATAAATTACCTGTAGTTTCACATAAGGCTATGGCTGTCCATAAACTTAAATTATTATTGGTTAATTGTATATCAAAAATTGTTCCACCAAGATAACTAGCACCATATGCAACAGGAATTTTATTATCTGTTGCAGGTTGGATTTGAATACGATTATCTGGAACTGTTGTAGTAGTATTTTTATTTGTAAGACCATTAATAAATCGCATTAGTCCAAATGCCGCGGCAACACGGACTAAACTTCCTAGTAGGCTTGAGTTTTCGGCCCAAGAAAAAATTGATCCTATTGCATCTAACCAACCCATATCTCTTCCTTATGCCTGTACTACCTGACCGGTAGTTGAATTTATTGTACTCACAGGTGCTGTTCCACCAAAGTCCCATACCGCATCTGTTAATGATGCCACACGATTCATTGCATTATCTCCTGGGAACCAATAGTTTTGATCTGCTTGATTGGTTCTGCGTCCTGCTTCTTGTTTGCTTAATACCGCTAAGGTACTTGCACAAGTTAAATTAATTGTGCTGGTTACTGTTTGACTTGAATAATTTGTCCACTTTTCATCAATAGAGAAATTACTAACAACACCAACAAATTCTAATATTGGATTTCCAGCAATGTTTAAGAAATTTCCACTAGTATCAAAAAATACCTTGCGTATTTCTACTGGAGCCGCTTTAATTGGATTGGATACAATATCACTCATATATTGTGCAGGTATCCCTGATAGTGAAATAGTTACATCAGCTTGGCTGGATTTAAGTTCATTGGCAATTTGAGTAACACCCAACAATGTGCCTACAGCAGGATAACTATAACTTTGACCATCATTTTCAGTAATATTAAATGGAGTTGAATGATTGCTTACACGCACTACAACCTGGCTTCCATTTTGTGTGAAAACCATACGAATAAAAGTTGCTTGTTGTATGCCAACATAAGGTGCTAAATTTAAGGCAGTGGTCATGGTGTTGGTAAACTCTCTACAAATATAAATGGTTTATCCCAAGTAACAATACCACCGGGACTAATTTTATAATCTGGAATTTGTGTACAGATAACATAGAATTGCACACTATTACCTACTAATAATGTATAAGTTCCACTAGTTTCTAATACCGGACGATTTAATACCACATTAGTTCCTGTCACAGCACCATATACACTATAAACACGAGGTTGACCACTTAATTGAACAACATCACCACTGGCCAATTTAGTTCCACTACCGCCTGATATTGTTGCAAGATTACTACCTTGTGTAACAGTTATGCTTGTTGGTTGTGTTGTACCTTGATAAGGAAATAAATTAGTATGACTAAAATTTACATACGCAGGAGTATAACGGTCGAAGTTATCAATAGTTTCAATATAACTTCTAACACCGGGATCATTATATCGTAAACCCGTTGGTGGAGTAACAGTAAATCTCCATATTATTCCGCCACGACTAACAGCACGAACTGTTTGGTCGCGAGCCATTGTTGATGCAACAATACCTCTTTTATTAATTTGTACATCTTGTGCGTTATCTATAATCCATTGAAAACTCATTATAATCCTCCAGCACCAGGAATCATATTTTGTCCACGCAAAGTTACAGCGTAGATAAAGCTAGGATCCTGGGCTATCATTTGTTGGAAACTTCTAGCATCGGTTGCATTGATATTGTAAGTAACATTTGTTCCCAAAGCACCATTAGGCGTAACATTCATTCCTTGTGCTCCACTAATAATTTCTGGGCCACGCTCACCTACCAATACAGGACTATTTGTTGGAATTGTTCCTCCATCGGCAAATCCAAGCAATTTACCAAAACTTCCAAATAAACTTCCACCGCCTGCTGTTCCGCCTGTTAATCCACCAGCAGTAAACATATTAGCAAATAATTGTTTAATTTGACTACGAAGGATATCTTCTGCTAATGTTTGTAACAATTGATCAAAACTAAGTTTACCTGTTTTAGCAAAGTTAACAATAGCATCTTCCATGCCTTTTGTACTATCATCGAATAATTTTTTAGCAGTAGCGGCTCCATCTTGAGCATTTTGTTTATATTCGTTAAATGCTAATTTCCAACCATTTGACCAATCACGACTAGCATCGATTTCTTTTTTAGTTGCATCAACAACTGCGGCTTGTTTTTCTTTAATGCCTGCAATGGTCTGTTGAAGTATCTTATCTTCTGCTAAGTCTTGATCTGTAGCATTAGCTCCTAATTGGGCACGGCGTTTTTCAGTAGCAAGTTTAATATATTCATTTGTTTGTTTTTCAATATTAGCAATTTTCTTTTGATCGCTTGATAATGTCATTTCATCAATGCTAACTTGAATGTCTGCTAATGTTTTTTGAATTTTAATTTGATCTTCTTTTAATAATAACGCCATTTGATCAGCATCATTATTTTTAGCTCGTATAGCGGCCGCGGCTCCCGCAGATTTAACATAGCTGTCTTGTGCGGCTGTTAAATCTTGGATTGCTTTTTTAAGTGTACCTTGAGTATAGTAGGCTTCATCTTCTGGACGGGCAGATTGAGCTTCTTTTAATTTTGTATTAAGTTCAGCAATTTTACGACGGAATTCTTCTCTAACACGAATTTCTTCGTCCATTTTAGCTTTGGCTTCATTGCTTAAACCAGCAGTAGCATCTTTTGATTTAATATTATCAATTTGTGCTTGAATATTGTCTTTGAATGCCTTGGTTTGTTCCATAATGGCGGCATTCATTTTAGCATACATTGTGTATACTTCTTGACCTGAGGTAGATAATTTGTTATTGTTATCTACTTCTTTTTGTTTTTCTTCGTTAACCTTTTTATTTGATTCTGCACTATCATTTAAGATTTTATTCATTGCGGCTTCAACGCCGAAGAATATTGCTAAACCTGCTACTAATTTAAGAACAAGGTTTAACAATGCTCCTAATCCAGTAGCATTAGCGGCAAGTGCTTCTGCAATGCTAAATTCTCTTAAAGCTACTGCCGCGGCTCTAACTGCAATGGTCATATCCTTCCACATGATAATTGCGGCTTGGAATGTTGGAAGTGCCATGGCTAATCTTACAGCAACAAATGCCGATGCTAGATCAACTAATGCCTTTTGAAAAGTCTGTACACTAATGGTTGAATCGCCCATTAATTTTAAGATTGGTTGGAATATACTTAGTATTGCAATCTTAAAATTCATAAGATCTTGCATTAGATTTCGATAAGCCTTACCAGCATCATCTAATACAGGACCAAATTGGGCAAATGTTCCTTTAGTTTCATTAAATTGTTTTTGGACATCTTGTAAAGGAATACCACGGAAACTACGACTTAATAATTCTACTTCAATACGGTTTCGTTCAGCACTTGGAGGTAATTCAGCAAGTGCCTTAAGAGTCATTTGGAATAATGTTGGATCATCATATTTCTTTAGATCCTGTAAGGTAATTCCTAATCTTTGGAAAGCATATTGTTGTTGTAAACCACCTTGTCGTGCTTGATCAAGTTTCATATAGAACATTTCAATACCACGACTTGCGGCTTGAGCTGATCCACCAGATTGCATAACAGCGGCTTGGAAAGAAACTAATTCACTTGTAGTAAAATTAATTGCTTTAGCAGTTTGACTTATATTATTTGCCCATTCTGCCCATTGTATTAATTGTTTTGCGGCATATAATGAACCAAGTTTAGTAATTAAACTTGAAAGAGAAGATTCAAATTGTTTAGAACTACCAACAACTGATTCGATACTATCTTTTAATTGTTTGAATGATTGCAAATATGCTAAATTTTGTTTAGCATCATTAATAGCTTCATTACTTTTAATAACTGATTTAGTTAATTCTTCTAATCTTTTTTGGGCTTCTTCAATAGCACGATTTAATTCACTACTATCGCCGCCTAAAGTAAAATTCAAATCTGCCATGACTTATCCTTTTATACTCATAATAGCTTGAGCCATAGCAACTGCTAATTGTTTCATAACTAAATTAATTGTTGGAGCAGACATACCGTATGGAGCTTGTTCAGAACCACGCATTTGACCATTTCTATATCCACGACCTGCATCTAAGACTGCGGCATAAGGATAATTTGCATAGATAACATTACCTACTAATGTTGTATTACTTCTAGCATTACCAGTTTTTACAGGCGTTTCATTTCGAAAATATTGATATGCACCCGGCATCAATCCTGGTACTACATTACTCAATGCTGTCAATTTTCTTTCCATTAAAACTGTATCAAAATTTAATGTTATCATTTTTTAATTGCTCCATTACCCGGGGTTATCCCTTTTTTAACACGCTCAACCATTTTTAACATTTCTACTTCGCTTGGGCGAGGTTGACTGTCAATTGCTCCGCTTGCCTTATCTTGTTGGAATTTATACCAACGGCTACTAACATCTAAAACATACAAATCTAAGGTTGAAGCATGAATTAAGGCCTGGCTTGGTAAGCAATTATACCTATGGGCAAGATTATCGAGAGTAATAGCTAACATTACATCTCGATCTTCCCAATTTACTTCCCCGCCTACTACTTTCCCAGGCGTTCAACAATTAATGTAATTGCTTTAATCATTAATGGAGCAGGTAGGCTTGTTTCATCGTTAATAATTTCTTTTCCTGTTTCATCAAGAATTAATCCACGGGCTACTTCTACCATTGCTGAATTATCATTATTAGCTCCTGATAATTTCAAAAATGTTGTCAATGGCTGGCGATCCCATGTCCAAAATTCAATTGGTTCTCCATCACCGTAGGTAGATACAATAGTTTCATCATCTATTGTTAATTTAATTAATTGGGGTTTTGCGGCTAGTTGGCTTAATTTCATCTTTCAATCCTTTTTCTATCAATCAGTTTGTTTACAATCAATAAAATAAAACT